ATCTTCTTAGTTAATAGGGTCAAGCAAAGTGATCTAAAACTTTTTAGGCGTGGGGCTAGGGGACTTTCACATATAATCACGCAACCAAAGACAAGCGACGGGCTAAAAGAAATTTTTAACGCCATAAAAAACTTTAAAAATAGTGTGTGATTTTCTAATAAGTGATAGTCATAAAGTATCGATCATTTTATTTTCACATAAATTCACGTGGGGCGTGGGGTTTTCCCATAGCTACACGCCCGAAGGCTCAATACTCAATCGGAAATAGTTTTTACAAATTCCTAGAAAATCACGGAAAAATAATATAAAATACTTTCTGTATCGACATCTTGTGCAGGTTACTTACATGCAAGGAGGTGTTAAAACTTTGAAAAAATTTTTTGGAAATTTTGAAACTTTAAGGTTCATGGAATATAAAAACTTACCAACTGATCAGTTAAGAGATCGTGTAGAAAAGGCCTGGCTTCAACACATAAAGTTGTGCCAAGATAATTTTTTATATTTTGTACGAGAAGTCTGGCCAGATATTGTGATGAAACAAGAGAAAGATCCTGAGAAATGGGGCCATCATCAAATTATGGCTCATGAGTTTACAAAGATTGCAACGCAAAAAAAAGGGAGGCTCATTATCAATATGCCTCCAAGACATACTAAATCTGAATTTGCTTCCTTTTTGTACCCTGCATGGATGATAGGGAAGTTTCCAAAAATGAAAATTATGCAGGTGACACACAACGCAGAATTATCAGCAAGGTTCGGTGCGAAAATCAGAAACCTTATGGATACACCTGCTTACAAACAAATATTTGGCGATGTTTTTTTAAGACCTGATGCTAAAGCAAAATCTAAATGGGAAACCAATCATGGTGGTGAATATTTTGCTGCGGGTGTAGGAGGCTCGATTACAGGTCGTGGTGCTGATTTGTTAATTATTGATGATCCTCACACAGAGCAGGATGCACATAATAAACAATCCTTTCCTAGAACATATGATTGGTATTTATCGGGACCCAGACAGCGTTTGCAACCTGGCGGATCAATTGTTTTGGTTATGACAAGATGGGCCACTAATGATTTAACAGGTCTCCTAACAAAAGCTGAGGATGAACCAAAAGCTGACAAATGGTCTAAAATTTCTTTTCCTGCATTACTTGATGACGGAGAACCATTATGGCCAGAGTATTGGTCAAAGGAAGATTTAGAAAGAACCAAAGCATCTATTTCAATACGTGGTTGGTCTGCGCAATATCAACAAAATCCAACTTCAGAAGAAGGCGCATTAATTAAACGTGAGTGGTGGCAACCTTGGGAAGGTGCGATACCAGAATTAGAATATGTGATTCAAAGTTATGATACTGCATTTTCTAAAAAAGAAACTGCAGACTACTCTGCTATTACGACATGGGGAATATTTAGACCTTATGAAGGTTATGAAAAAGCATTAATTTTATTAGATGCAGAAAAGGGTAAATATGATTTTCCTGAACTTAAAAACAAAGCATTTGAATTATATAAATATTGGGAACCCGATATGTGTATCATTGAGGCGAAAGCATCAGGACAACCTTTACTACAAGAGTTCAGACGTGCAGGTATACCTGCCATAGATTTCTCACCAAACAAAGGAAAAGATAAATATACCAGGGTAAATACCTGCGCTGTATCATTTGAAGCAGGGTCTATTTTCTATCCAGAAGGTGAAAAATTTGCTGAAGAAGTCATCGAAGAATGTGCAGCATTTCCACATGGAGAATACGATGACTATGTGGACAGCACGACACAAGCTGTGCTAAGATACCGTCAAGGCGGATTTTTGAAGCTCGATACTGATTATGACGAGCCAGAACCGCTACAAAAAGATTACGTATACTACGGATAGGAGATTTTAAAATGGCAATGACACCAAGACAAAGAAGAGCTCAAATGATTAGAGAGCGTGGAAAAACTGAATCAACTGGAATTAATCCAAACTCACCAAGAGCAAGATTAGAAAGAGAAAAATCTCAAAAGACAAAAAGAGTTTCAATCACTCCTAAAGAACGTAGAGCAAAAGATATTGCTTCAAGAGGAGATAATTTTTTCACAAGAAAAAGAACACCACTTAGAACTGGAAAAAAAGCACAGCAAATTGCTAGAGCACAAGCTGATGTAGAAAAAGATTTGCCAAGAGGCACACCATCCCCACAAGCGATGGAAGATTACAAACCAACTGGAACAGCTGGTAAAGCCGCAGGTAAAGCAGCAGCCGCTGGAGTAGGAACAGCTGCAGGCAAACAAACTGGAAAAAGAGTAATGGCTGGACTATCTGAATTTGGAAAAGCTTTTGCTGCAGCAAGAAAAGCAGGAAAAAAAGATTTTACATTTAGAGATAAACAATATGCAGCAATTACAAAACAAGAAGTTCAAAAAGCTGGTGCATCTGGTTTAGGTGATTATTTAAATAAGCTTAAAAGATCAGATTCTAAAATTGCAGAAGCACCTGGACAAATCACAAAAAAACAAGGTGGTATGGCAAAATATAATATTGGCGGATCAGTAATGGCTCGTGGTTGTAAGATGGGTAGAAAAAAACCAACTAAGTTATACTAATGTCAGAGAAAAAAAGTAAATCTACAAGAGAAAAAATGATGGACTATCTTAAACAAGATACGCCTTTAACTGATAAATTACCTTTTAGAGGATTATCTCCGTTGACTAGAGCCAGAGATATTATTAAAAGAAATAAACCAAGTAAGAAATCAAAAGGAGGACTAATAAAAGGTTTTCCAAAGCTTGCCAAAAAAGGCTTTTAAGTTTAATTAGGGGGGATAATGAGTTCTGAAATATTCGAAGAAGATGATACATTAAAAATTGAAGATGAAACGATCGAACCAAAGTCAAAAGAATTTAGAATTGAAGGTGAAGAAATCGAAGAGGAGCAAGTGGTTGCTCAAGATGATTTCTATGCAAATTTGGCTGAGGAACTTGAAGACAGCGTTCTTTCAAAAATTTCTTCGCAGTTAAGAGGCGATTACCAAAGAGATAAAGATTCGAGAAAAGAATGGGAAGATGGTTATACATCTGGATTAGATCTTTTAGGATTTAAATACACGCAACCATCAAAACCGTTTAGAGGAGCGTCAGGCGTGACTCATCCTCTTTTGTCCGAGGCCGTTACTCAATTCAACGCACAAGCTTATAAAGAATTATTACCTTCATCAGGCCCAGTGAAAACAGCTATTGTCGGTGTTCAAAATCCAGAAACCGAGGACCAAGCTTCACGGATCAAGGACTTCATGAATTATCAAATTACAGAGAAGATGGAAGAATATACAACAGACATGGATCAGTTGTTATTCTATTTACCGTTAGCAGGATCTGCATTTAAAAAAGTTTATTACGATGAACTAATGGAAAGAGCGGTTTCTAAATTTGTTCCTGCAGAAGATTTAATTGTTCCATATTACACAACCAATTTACAAGAATGTGAAAGAATTACTCATACCTTAAAAATGTCTGAGAATGATTTATATAAAAAAATGGAATCTGGTTTTTACAGAGATGTAGATATTAAACCATCAACCAATTCACAAACTTCGATTCAAAAAAAGTATGATGAGTTAGAAGGTAAATCTCCTAATCAACAAGCATACAATTATCAAGTTTTAGAAATGCATGTAGATTTAAATTTAGAAAAATTTGAAAATCCAAAAGAGAATGAAAAGAAAGTTAAGGTGCCTTACATCGTAACGATTGATGAAGGCTCAGGAAAAATTTTAAGCATATACAGAAATTATGATCCAGGTGACAAAACCTTTAAGCGTAAAGAGTATTTTGTACACTACAAGTTTTTACCAGGCTTAGGTTTTTACGGCTTTGGTTTAATTCATATGATTGGTGGTTTATCACGAACTGCAACTCAAGCATTAAGACAATTGCTTGATGCAGGTACACTTGCAAATTTACCTGCAGGATTTAAATCACGTGGAATTAGAATCAGAGATGATGATCAACCATTCCAACCTGGTGAGTTTAGAGATGTTGATGCTCCTGGTGGTAACATCAGAGATCAGTTTCAAATTTTACCATTTAAAGAACCATCTCAAACTTTATATAGTTTATTAGGATTTGTTGTCCAAGCAGGTCAGCGTTTTGCAAACATTGCCGATATGGCAGTGGGAGAAGATGCACAGAACCGTGCTGTAGGAACAACCCTTGCTCTCTTAGAAAGAGGTTCACGTGTGATGAGTGCAATTCACAAACGTTGTTATTATTCTATGAGACAAGAGTTCAGGCTGCTCCATAATATTTTTGCTACGTATTTACCCCCAATTTACCCGTATCAAGTTTATGGGGCAGACAGAATGATTAAAGCTGCAGACTTTGATAATCGTGTAGATGTATTACCAATTGCAGATCCTAATACATTCTCAGTCGCACAAAGAGTCACTTTAGCAAATGAACAATTAAAAATTGCAATGAGTGCACCTCAACTACATGACATTAGAGAAGCGTATCGTAGAGTGTATGAAGCATTAGGAACGGAAGCAATAGATAGTTTATTAAAACCAATTGAACAACCGATTCCAAAAGATCCAGCGATTGAAAATATGGAAGCGATGCAACTGAAAGAATTAAAACCGTTTGCGACACAAGATCATGAAGCTCACATTGAAGCGCATGGAGCTTATATGAGATCAAGAATGGTACAAGTGAATCCACAAGTTTATGCTACACTACAAGCACATATTTCAGAACACATTTCACTTAAAGCAAATCAAGAAGTTGTAGAAGCGATGGCACAAGATCCTGCATTAGTCGAATTATCTGAAATGGATCCAGAAGCATGGACAGTACAATACAATGCCATGGTTGCTAAACGTGTTGTTGAACTCACTGCAAGCTTAGTACAAATGGAAGGTGGTCAAACAGATCCACTGGTTGCATTAAAAAACAGAGAGCTTGATTTAAAAGCAATGGATATGCAAAGAAAATCTCAAGAGTTTGAAACAGAAGAGCAAAGAAAACAAAACGAAGTGATGATTGATACATCCATTGAACAAGCAAGATTAGATCAAGCGGCACTTGGTCAAAGAGAAAGAATACGAGTTGCAGAAGAGAAACTTGATATTGCAAGAATGAAAGAAATCAATAGAAATAACTAAAGGAGAAAAAGATGTTTAAGAAAATAAAAAATTTTATTTGTGAAATTGCATGTAGAATATTAGGAATTGTTCCTTGTGTATGTAATCATGAATGTGGTTGTAAAAAGAAGGCAAAGAAATAATGCCACTTACTGATAAAGGCAAAAAAATTATGCGTGCTATGAAAAAAGAGTACGGAAAAAAGAAAGCTGAAAAAGTTTTTTATGCATCTAAAAACAAAGGAGTCATAAAAGGTGTCGAGAAGAAAAGAAAAAGGTCTTAGTGGTGGTAAAAAATTTGGACCCCCACCTTTAAAAGGACCAAATTCACAAGGTTTAAAAAAAGGAGGATGTCCACATCGTGAATCGGGAGTCAAATCAGACATTAAAGCATACTCAGCCATTCAAATTACAGGAAA